CTGCTGAACGTCGGTCTAACGCCCGTTCAACGGACGTGCAACCAACCAATAACCATAAACCAATAACCAATAACCAAGAAAAGACTATTACGCGTCCAGAGGACGTATCAGAGTTAATTTGGAAAGATTGGTTGCGCCATAGAAAAGGCTTAAGGGCTTCCGTTACGGATACGGTTATTAACAAAATTAGAAAAGAAGCTGGAAAGGCTGGTATGCCGTTAGAGAGTGTTTTCGAGCTAATGTGCGCTAGAGGGTGGAGAGGCTTTGAAGCCGACTGGATCAAGAAGTCTGCTCCTAACGATAACTTTATGGGGAGGAAAGTTCTGTGATTGGAGACTTGCTAAACAAACTCGAAAAGGTCAAAGGCTCTAAAGGTCGCTGGACTGCTTGCTGTCCTGCTCATGGCGACAAATCACCAAGTCTTGCCATAACGGAAACTGATGACGGTCGAATCCTGCTCAAGTGCTTTGCCGGATGTTCAGCGCATCAAGTCGTTGAAGCGGTAGGAATGGACTTGACAGACCTGTTTCCTAACGACAACAATATCAATTACCTTAAGGAACAACATTTCAATAAACCAGTACGCAGACCTTTTTACGCATCAGACCTTCTCAAAATAATCCAATTTGAGGCACTTATTACGTCGATAGCGGCGTTTGACGTAAGCGAGGGTAGGGAAGTATCAGCCGAGGACAGAAAACGGCTTAAAACGGCTGTATCCAGAATCAACGAAGCAGTAAGTTACATTAACTAGGGGAAACAATGACTAAAGAAAAACCAGAAGCCTTGCAACTGGCTAGTACTCTTGATTCGTTGGGTCTTTCGCGAATTCTTAAAAAGACTTCCGACGAACTACGCCGATTACATGGGGAAAATGAATTTTTGCGGGAATGTTTAAGTCGAATGCATGAAGCATCTAAAACTCAGGGGAGCATCAATGACGATTGAACTAGCGCGAGAGGAAGTGCATCCGGTGGCGTGGATGTATGTTAATGCCGATGGAGAGTGTGAGCAAATTGAATACGGAGAGGTACTTGATGACCCATCTGTCACCCCACTCTACACCGCCCCACCACAGCGCGAATGGCAGGGGCTGACGGATGAGGAGATTATGTCGTTGTTGCCCGGTGCAGTCAGGCTGCCGCCGGGATGGTCTGAAACTGTTCGCGCCATCGAAGCCAAGCTGAAGGAGAAGAACAATTGACTATCGAGCTAACGAGAGATGAGGCTGAGGAGCTACTAAAGATTCTAAAGCTGATGTACACAAACCATGCCTTAACGAAAACCCTTGCTGATCGATTAGCCGGAGAGCCGCTGATTGAGTTTCCGAAAGAGCCTGAGCCAGAGGAGCCGGTTGATTCTGGATGGAAAGGCTTATCTACCGCAGAGATCAAGGCGATTTGGAACCTAACGAAAAAGCCTAGCGACTTCTCGACAATGCTCTTGGCAAAGATTAAGGAAAAGAACTATGTCTGACATGGTGAACAATCCTCCTCACTACAACACAGGCGGCATTGAGGCTATTGACTACATCGAAGCAAAGCGGCTTGATTTTCATCTTGGCAACGCTGTGAAATACATCAGCAGGGCAGAACACAAGGGTACATATACGCAAGACTTGCAGAAAGCTATATGGTATTTAAACCGAGCCATTGAAACCAAGGGGAAGAATGATGAGCATTGAAGCGAGGGCGATAGAGCTAGACGAGGCTAGGAAAGCCCGAATCCTGAAATCCGAGACTATTGACGTTGAAAAGTACCTTCACGCTAACGATGTGACGATCCGAGTAAGGAAGGCTCGTGATTGGCTGGAGTCGGTCAAAGAGTCTTACCTGTCGGAAACAGTAGAGCGGAAAGTCGTTATGCCTTGGACTAAGACGCATGATTCCTTTGCCTATCGTGAGGGCGAGGTTACGGTTTACGCTGGTTCTAACGGTGGCGGTAAGTCGTTAATCACTGGTCAAATCGCGCTGCACTTGGTCAAGCAGAATCAGTCGGTCTGCATAGCGTCATTCGAGATGAAGCCAGAGAGGACTCTACAACGGATGCTCCGACAGTTCTCCGGTGAATCGCTGGATGATCCGCTAACCCATGACAGGGCAGGATTCATCACGAAGATGGTTGACCGGATGGACAAGTTTCTAGGTAGTAATATGTACCTTTACGACCAGCAGGGAACTACGTCGCCAGAGAAGGTGATAGCCATGACCCGGTACTGCGCCACAGAGCTAGGCGTTAAGCACATTATCATCGACAGCCTAATGAAGTGCGTCAAGAACGAGGATGACTTCAACGGTCAGAAGTATTTTATTGACGAGCTAACTGCATTGGCGAGAGACCATAACGTCCATGTTCACCTAGTCCACCATATCCGCAAGCAGCAGACAGACGAGACACAGCCGAACAAGAACGACTTGAAGGGGTCAGGTTCTATCTCGGATCAGGTGGATAACGTCTTTTTGGTGTGGCGCAACAAGAAGAAGGAAAACGCTAAGAACCGGGGTGAGCAGATAGACGAGACTCAGCCCGATACCTACCTAATGTGCGAGAAGCAGCGGAACGGTGACGGTCAGGAGTGGTACGGACTTTGGTACGACAGTCTAAGCCAGCAGTTTGTAGAGAGGATAGGGGCGAGAATTGACTTTGACAACCGAGGAAGTTTTAGAGCATAGGCATAGGTGCGAGGTGCGCCAAGTCTTAGCATGGAGAGTAGAGGACAGGGGTAAGGCGATGGAATATCTCTCTAAGGTAAGGCAGAAGCGAGGCAATCAAGCTGCGGATAGGTTAGAGAAAGATTGCCGGACTCAGTGGGAACGTGGGAGCCGAGGCGAGAAAGGGGATTGGCGTGGTCTATAAGCGTGTGGATTCAACTCAAGTGCAAATTGTGAAGGAACTCCGTCGGCTTGGAATGGAAGTTGAGCATTTGCACATGGTTGGGAAAGGATGCCCTGATATTTTGGTAGGTTTTAAGGGGAAAAATGTATTGTTAGAAATTAAAAAGGATGAAAAATCTAAATTAACTCCAGATCAAGTTTTATGGCACAGAAGCTGGAAGGGGCAAGTGGCTGTTGTCACTAATGTAATCGATGCAGTCAAAGTTATAAAAGAAGTTTGCCGGGAATAGTGTTTGCCTATAGCAATGTATTTACCGATAGAAATAAATGTGTTTACCCAAAGCAATGTAATAGATAAGATTTAGCCATACCAACACGGTATTAGCAAAGGGGAAACAAATGGAAAACCAAGTAAACAAGCAAGGCTCAGTAAAAATCGGCAGATCAGGAACAAAACTGCATCCAGCATTTATTGACCCACGATACGGTTTAATTATCCAGTGTTCTTGCCCCGGAACTCAGCAAGGTAGCGCATACAAGGGAGCAAGATTTTTTGAGAACGTAGCAGCAAATTGCAATCATCGTTAATCAACCAGCCGGGGGAAACCCCGGCGTTATAGGGGAACAAAATGGGAATCGTAAAAGCTAGCATTTTTCAAGAGACTAACGGCTACGGCAAAACTTTCTTTATCGGTGAGTGCGAGGCATTGCCAATCCGCACCAACATTGCCGAGCTAGAGGGCGAGTTAGTTGAGTTTCTTGGCGATACGCGACAGGAAGTTATTGAGCAAATCATCTCAGCCTTAAAGTCTCGCGGTATGTCAGGCAAGTTGCGTATTATTTAATTAACCATCCGGGGGAAACCCCGGTTTTTAGGGGGCAATATGAAAGTTGAAGGAATAACCCAACACACAGCAATTTTCGTCGATACGATTGGTAAAAACGTCTGGATTAACGTGATGTTGTCCAACGGTAGCGCAAACCTGTCTATCTCGCCTGAGAACGCTGAGAAGCTGATTGAGGCAATCCGAGTTTCCATTACTGAGGCTCGGTATGCAGGTTGATCCACACGCTTCAATCGACTTTATCTACCGGAATTCTACGGCTTACGCTAAGGCTAAGGCTGAGGTAACGTACCTCGAGGAGTTTCGTAAGAGCAAGAAAGCAATCCTGTTCAGTCAGGCAATAGGAAATACGGTAGCTGACAGGGAAAATCAGGCTTATGCTCATCCAGAGTACCAAGCCTTACTAAAAGGGCTTCAGGCGGCTGTAGAGGCTGCTGAAGAACTTAGGTGGAAGCTGATAGCGGCACAGGCTCGGATCGATGTCTGGCGCAGTCAGGAGGCTTCTAATCGAACAATGGATAGGGTGACACAATGAACGAAATCGATGATAGCAATTTGGCACAATGTGAGTATTGCGGTTGGGTGGTAGATTGGGATGAAGTTCCGAGGGCTAGGGATATATCTGGCGAGATAGTTACCTGCTGCGAGGAGTGCAACGAGGGCGAGAGTTTCGTAAATTATCCGGCTAAGAACTTTAATGTACAGAAACAAGAAGCTACTTGAAAAGGCTAGAGAGCTACCCTGTC